TGAAAGGCGTCGGCCCCCAAGGCGAGGTGGAGCAAATCGAACTTATGCGACCCGTGGCGCAAGAGGACGGGTCGACCACGCTTGAAAACGATTTGAGCGACGCGGATTTTGACGTCGCCGTCGACGTCGGCCCCTCCAGTGCCAGCAAGAAGCAAGCGACCGTGCGTGCACTCACTGGCATGATGCAGATCACACAAGACCCGGAGACGCTGCAGGTATTGGGCGCAATGGCAATGATGAATATGGAGGGGGAGGGTATCGGAGAAGTGCGCGACTACTTCCGCAAGCGCCTTATCCGCATGGGCGTCGTCAAGCCGACTGATGAAGAAATAAAAGCCTTGGTTGAGGAGCAGCAAGCGCAGGCCAACCAGCCCCCTGACGCTAATACGCAATTCCTCCAAGCCTCCGCCGACCAAGCTTCCGCGGAAGCGGTCAAGGCCCGCGCCGACACGGTGTTGACGATCAACAAGGCCAGGGAGTCGGAGGCTAAGACCATGGAAACGCTGGCCGGTATCGACTTGGCTCAGCGCGACCAGCTCTTGCAAGCCGCTGAAACCTTGGGTCAACCGCAAAAAATGGGGTAATATTTCGCAACGGCGCCCGCCCGGCCGTCTCTATCGGGTGAGTTTTGAACGGGGTTAACGATGAAGAAAAAGGCAGTTTCGACGCTTCTTATGGGGCTTTTGCACCGTGTTCACCGGGCTCTCTTCCGGTATCAGGCGCGGGCCGGTTTGATTCTTTGCGCGGTTGAGCCGGGCGAGGACGACGGCGTCGTCGACTTGGAAGGTCAAACAGGCGAAGACGAAACCGGCGCCGCCTCCGGGACCGAAGGCCGAGACGACAAGGACGAAGAAGAGGTCGTCGTAAGTATCGGGGAGGAGTCGCCGCCCTCCGAAGAGGAAGAAGCCGCCCACGCTCCCGAATGGGTCCGTGAGTTGCGCAACCGTCACCGCGAATTGGTCAAGCGTAATCGGGAGCTTGAGGAGCAGGTAAAGGCAAAGACGGAGACGGCGACCGCCGCCCCGACCCTTGGCGCCAAGCCGACTTTGGAGTCCTGCGATTACGACGCGGAAGCTTTTGAAACCGCATTGACCGAGTGGCACGAGCAGAAGCGCCAAGTCGACGAGCAGAAAGCCAAGGCGGAAGCTGAAGCCAAAGCACAGGCTGACGCCTGGAATGCCAAATTGGCAACCTACGCGGACGCCAAGTCAAAACTCAAGGTCAAGGACTTCGAGGACGCGGAAGCCACGGCTCAAGCCGCGCTCAATCCGACACAGCAGGGTATCATTCTGCAGGGGGCGGAAAAGCCGGAAGTGTTGATTTACGCGCTCGGGAAGAATCCGACCAAGCTCAAGGAATTGAGCGCCATCACTGACCCCGTGAAATATGCTTTCGCGGTTGCCAAACTGGAGACACAATTGAAAGTCACGCAACGGAAAGCCCCGCCGCCGGAAAAAGTCATCACGGGGGCCGCCCCCAAGTCCGGCACGGTGGATTCGACCCTTGAACGCTTGCGCGCTGAGGCGGAAAAGACTGGCGACCGCTCCAAGGTCGCCGCTCATCTCCGCAAAACGCGCCATGCTGCATAAACTCATACGATAGGAGATTTTCAGCGATGAAAAACGCAATCAGCATTATCCGGGGCGTTATTCTTTACGCCCTGGCTTCTGTGTCCTACCTGGGCCACAAGCTCCACGACGCCTTTTTTGGCCACATGTGTCGCTCCGGCATGATCCTGGCGGCAACGGCTTTCTCCAAACAAGAAACGGTGTTTTTTGACGAGCTTTTGGCCAGCTTCGACGATCGGCTTAAATTTGGCCGAAACGTGTCGACCTTCAACGCCGACCCTGTTGTCTTGGAGCGGTCGCAAGGTACCGCCATTTGGCGCCCGGTCCCGTATGTATCCGTATCCATTGACGGCCCGGCCGGCACGGATATTTCGTCGTCCTTTAGTGACGTGACGCAATTGTCCGTGCCCATTTCCTTGGGCTATGACAAGACTGTACCTTGGAGCATGACGACCAACGATTTGAACGACCCGCTCCAGCGCGACCGCAAGATGCGCTCCGCCCAACAACGTCTCGCCACGGATATCAACGTTGCCATTGCCAACGTTGCGGCCCTGCAAGGGTCCCTCGTGGTCAAGCGGACTACCGTCGCCAGCGGGTATGATGATATCTCCCTGGCCAATGCGTTGATGCAAGAGCAAGGCGTAGTTGACGACGCGGCAATGCGCGCGTGTTTCCTGCATACCCGGGATTATTCCCTCGTGGCGGGCAACCTGGCCAAGCCGCAAACCTCCGCCAACCCCAAGGTTAACCGCGCCTATGAGGAAGGCTACGTCGGCAATGTGGCAGGTTTTGAAACCTACAGCGCGGAATACACCTACCGTCTGACCGCGGCGGCTGGTGTTACCGTTACCGTCAACGGCGCCAATCAGCGCTATGTCCCGAAGGCCACCAGCACTGCTGTCACGGGTGAAACCGCCAACGTCGACAACCGTTACCAGACGCTTCCGGTTACTGTTACCTCCGGCACCATCAAGGTCGGGGACCGCTTTACCATCGCGGGCGTCAACGCAGTCAACCACATCACCAAGGCTGATACCGGCCAGCTCAAGACCTTCACCGTTACTGCCATCGTTACCGGTGGCGGCGGCACCGGTACCGTGCAAATCTCCCCGCCGATCATTTCGGCCGACAGTTCCCCGACTCAGGCGGAAACGGAGTACAAGAACGTCACCGCTTGCCCGGCCAACGGTGCGGCCATTACCTGGCTGAATACTGCGGCTTGCAACGTTGCCCCCTTTTGGGATGAACGTGCAATTGAACTCCTCCCGGGCCGCAATGGTTTTGATTCCGACATGATGAATGCCGGAGCCTCCGCCATCCAGGGGAGCACGGAGTTGGGCGTGCAACTGGTCATGTACAAGTTCTTCGATATCAATACCAAGAAGTTCAAGTACCGCTGCGACACCCGTTTCGGCGTGGGCATGACCAATCCGGAAATGGCCGGCATCATCCTCTTTAGCCAGACCTAAGAGGCGTAAACGACCCGGGGGTTTCGGCTCCCGGGTTTCTTCCATGAGAGGATCTGAAATGAAAAACCCGACCATGATTTACAAGGCACCTGGCCCGCACGAAATCCACGGTGGTCACTTCGATTACCGCATTGTCGACGCGGACGAGGAAGGTGAATTGGAGCAAGCTATGGATGAAGGGTGGCACCTGACAACGACCGCTGCCAAGAAGGCAGCGGATGGCGAGGACGACGCCCCGCCGACCCGCAATGAGTTGGTTGCCAAGGCCAAGGATATGGGCTTGTCTTTTGGTCCCAATACCTCCTCCAAGAAGTTGGGCGAAATGATCGCCGCCACCCTGGCCCTGCAGCCCAATGAGGCTATTTTCCTGCAGCAAACCAACCAAAACGCGGAGTAAGCTATGGGATGGACGAAGCGGGAATTAATCATGCAAGCGTTTGAGGAAATCGGCCTTGCTGCCTATGTCTTCGATCTGACGCCGGAGCAACTGCAAAGCGCTCTTCGTCGTATGGACGCTATGGTCGCCGGCTGGAATTCCAATGGCGTGCGGATTGGTTATCCGCTCCCGTCCTCTCCCGACTCTTCTAATCTTGATGCCGACTCGGGCGTCCCTGATTACGCCAATGAGGCTATTTTTCTAGGCCTCGCCGTGCGCCTAGCGCCGTCCTACGGTAAGCAAGTGGCACAGGAAACCAAGGCATGGGCTGACGCCGCCTATGGCAACATGGCCAATCAAGTCGCCGCTCCTACACCGGAGCGTCAAATGCCGAGCACGTTACCGCGCGGTCAAGGCTCCAAACCATGGCGCAACACTTGGCGCCCTTACGTTACGCCCCCGGAAGACCCAGTCGACGCGGGCGGCGACGGCCCGATCATTTACGAATAGGAGCCGAGAATGCCCACGATAAACCAGCTCAACGCAGTCGACACCCTCACCGCGGCCGACCTTGTGGCCATTTACTCGTCGAACAACGGGGATGCCCGTAAAGCATCCATGTCAGTTGTTGCGTCCTTTATCCGATCGCTCATTACCGTGAGCGACGACAAGATTACGCAATATACCGCCCCCAGCGCGACGGGCTTCTCCGTGCAAGTCAATAACGGCGGGCAAAATGTGTGGCTGGTGCTGACGCCGACCGGCGGTTTTGCGGCAGGCACTTTGATTCTGCCAGCCCTGGCCAATGTGTTGGAGCATCAAGAGATTTTGGTGAACTGCACGCAAGTAATTACCGCCTTGACGATCAACGGTAACGGCGCGACCGTTACCGGGGCTCCGACAGCGTTGGCTGCCAATGGATATTTCCGTCTCCGCTTTGATGCCGTGACGTCTACTTGGTATCGTGTGGGCTAAAAGGAGCAGTTAAATGTCATATCGTCGCGTCATACCACAACTAATTGTTGGGACTATCAATGCCAACGGGCAATCCGTTTCGGCGTTCGTTGAAAACTACTCTACCGTCGCCATGAGCATGGTAGCGGCATCATTGGTTGGGCATACGATAGTTTTTGAAATTTCCAACGACGCCAAACTCAATCCAGACACTGGAGAATGGGACGGCACATCCGGCACGTGGTATAGCGTATTGGCGCAGCGCACTAGCACTGTGACTCAAGAAGCTTGGGGAACCTCCTTGGCGGCTACGCCTGCATACGGCTGGATTGTCCCGGTCGTTGGTTGGCGCTTCCTCCGCGTTCGTGCCACCGCCCATACCAGCGGCTCCGCTACTTGGACTCTCTTGTCAGACGACAGCCCTGCTGCCCTGGCGCCAAATAACGGCACCGTTAACGTTACCGCACTTCCGGTGGGCAGCAACCTTATCGGGGACGTCGGTGCTCAAGTCCGCGCAACGTCCGGCGGTATCTCCACGGTGGCCCGCCTGCCGACCGCCGCCGCAAGTACTAACGCCACAAGTGTGAAGGGGTCTGCAGGACGTGTCTATTTCGTCGACTGTGTCAATGCTTCCGCAGCAATGCGCTTCCTCAAACTCTACAATAAAGCCACGGCGCCAACGGTTGGTACGGATACACCTTTTGCCACTTTTGCTATTCCGGCGGGGCAGCGACTGTCTGTTAATTGGGCGGATATCGGCCTATACCTGAGTGCCGGCATTGCTTATGCGTTTACGACCGGCGCACCTGACGCTGACACGGGGGCGCTTACAGCCAACGACATCGTCGGGCTCAATGTCGGGTACAGCTAAGCTATGCAGATACCCATTCTTAACGGTATCTACACGGACACCGCCGGAGACTTCCGGACGTTGTACCCGTGCAATCTTATGCCGGTACCAAAGAAACAAGGCATTTCCAACGGCTATTTACGTCCGGCCGATGGCATCGTGGCTTTTGGCTCCGCTGGCCCTGGCGTCGACCGTGGCGGTATCAATTGGAACGGAATTTGCTATCGGGTCATGGGTTCCAAGCTGGTGAGAGTCGACGACGACGGCTTCATTACGATCATTGGGGACGTTGGTTTTTCTTCCTCCCCTGTAACCTTGGATTACTCCTTTGACCGGCTGGGTATTTCGTCCGCTGGTAGCCTTTATTACTATGACCGTGTTACGCTTACCCAAGTCGCCGACCCGGACTTGGGTACCGTCCTCGACTTCCTTTGGGTCGACGGGTATTTCATGACAACCGACGGCACTTCCTTGGTCGTTACGGAGTTGACGGACCCGTTTAGTGTCAACCCATTCAAGTACGGAAGCGCGGAAGCTGACCCGGACCCAATTAAAGGGCTCCTTAAAATTCGTAATGAGGTGTACGCCGTCGGCCGCTACACCATCGAAGTTTTCGACAACGTTGGGGGTTCCCTCTTCCCGTTCTCCCGCAATGCTGGTGCGCAAATGATGCGTGGCGCAGTGGGAACATATGCCGCATGCGCTTTCACGCTTACAACCTATGCCGGCGTGGCTTTTGTGGGCAGCACCCGCAACGAGCCTCCGGCCGTCTGGTTTGGAGTTAACGGCATAACGACGCAGCTATCGACGCGGGAAATTGACACGATTTTGCAGGATTACACGGAGGCCCAGTTGGCGACCGCTGTCCTGGAGCCCCGGGTCGACAAGAATCACGCCCTCCTCTATCTGCACTTGCCCGACCAAACGTTGGTTTATGATGCTCGCGGATCCGCTGCCGTAGGTGAGCCCGTTTGGTTTACGCTGTCTTCAGGGCTGATTGGCCTGGATACCTACCGTGCCCGGTATCTTACCTGGTGTTATGACAAATGGATTTCTGGCGACCCGACAAGCAATACGCTTGGTTATTTCGTTGATGACAGTTCGCACCATTATGGGGACGTGGTCGGCTGGGAATTCGGGACGGTTGTTATCTACAACGAGTCTGCCGGCGCCATCTTCCACGAGGTGGAGCTAGTCGTTATCGCCGGCCACGTGTCCGCCAACGTTGACCCCACGGTATGGACTTCCTACAGTCTGGACGGCGAGACGTGGAGCCAGGAGCGCCCCCGCACCGCCGGGCGCCAGGGTCGCCGTAATGTCCGCGTGAGTTGGTTGCAGCAAGGCAGCATGCGGAATTGGCGTATCCAGAAATTCCGCGGCACCTCAGATGCCCATTTGACCGTTGCCCGACTGGAGGCGCAGGTGGAAGCGCTGGCGGTATAACATGGTCCAAAAGTTAAGCCGCCTGCAACTTCAGCAATTTTTGCCCAACCACGAAGCGATCAAAGCCTTCGAGGCGCTTTTCGATTACATGGGGCAAACCAGCCCTGACAATTTCAACGAAATTTATGCGCTAATTGGCTCCATGCGTCGACAGAACGTGGACGCAGTGCTCAAGCGCTTGGACGCGCTGGAGGCAGCAGTCGGCCGTAAAATAAGCCTTACGGACGTCAACGCCAGGTTGGACGCGCTGGAGGCCAGCATTGCACGGTCGGTAAACTTGGCACAAATCCACCAACGGCTTGACGATATTGCAAACTTTTTGGGAATTTGATTATGGCGCTCACTTTCGGCAAGCTTTTTGCTTCCAAGCAAGTTAATAATGCCGCCGTCGACACACTTTTGACCGTACCGACGAGCCCTGCAACCAGTGTGCTACGCAACGGCCGCGTGCGTTTCGCCAATACAACGGGCACGGCGGCCACCATTAAGGGATGGGCGGTGCCTGCTGCCGGTGCGGCCGGCGACTCAAATGTCTTTTTGCCGACCGTATCTGTACCCGCTAATGGCTACGTCGACGTCGACGTGCCCGCGATGGCTGCCGGGGATATTCTGCAAGCTCAGGCCGGCACAGCATCCGCCATTACCGCCTCCTGCATCGACGGTTTCATTCAGAGCTAGCCGGCAGGCCCGCTAATTCCATTTGGTATGGGGTCGCGTAACGTGCAATAATCGCGGGAGCTGAGTACCTTTTGCGCGTCCGGCCGCGCCCTACCCTGAAAAGGAGATACCCCGTGAAAAACTTTTTGCGCATTGCTTCCGGCGTTGACACCGCTACGCTACTTCTCGCCATCCATCGCTTGGCCAAAATGGGCGAAATTTGGAAAGAGGACACTTACTTGCGGGATTATCCCCAAGGCCCCTTTGGCGACACGGAAAGTATCATCTTGCGTTTTCCGCCGCGCTCCGTGCATGAGACGGAGGAAGCGTTGGCCGTGCACCTTGCCAATTTCGATCAACACGACTGCAAGGATTACCCGGTGTTCAAGCAAATTCCGGAAGCCCGCGGGCTTATCTTCAACCTCATGGCCGCCGTCCAAGGCGAACGCCTGGGGCGCTGCATCATCAACAAGCTCAAGCCGGGCGGCCAGATTTACCCGCACCAGGACACCGCCGCGCACGCTGAGTATTATGACCGTTTTCATATCGTGCTGCAGGCCGGCGCCGGCTCTCTCTTCACGTGTAAGGACGAGCAGGTCAACATGCGCACCGGTGAAGTGTGGTGGTTCAATAATCGCCTTACTCATGACGTGGTCAACAACAGTGCGGAGGACCGCATTCATCTGGTCGTTGACATTCGCACGAGCAAGCCATCATGTTGAGTGCCCAAATCGAATCATTCACGGAGCGGTTGGGGGAATTCCGGCCGCTTTTCCCGCTGCATTGGGAGGAGTTGGCGCTTAACAAAGATAAAGTGCCCCTCGATCCCCAATATGACATTTACATTCAGCGGGAAGCGCGCGGCGAATTGCTTTTTGTCACGCTCCGTGAACTCGGGACACCCGTCGGCTACTTTATCGGCTTCATCGCCCCCGGCCTGCATTACCGCACTTGTCTGACTTGCACCATGGATATTTTCTACGTGCATCCGGCGAAGCGTGGCGGCCGTGGCGGTATCAAGCTTTTCAAGTTCGTCGAGCAAGAATTGCGGCGTCGCGGGGTCGACCGTTGGTTCGTGGGCTCAAAATGCCACGCCGACGCCAGTTGGCTTTTTGAAATCCTGGGGTTTGACCGCGTCGAGGTCTATTACTCCAAGTGGTTAGGAGACTGATATGGTTGCCGCAGCCGTCGTTGGGGCCGCCGTTGTCGGCGGCGTCATGTCCAGTTCTGCACAATCTGACGCGGCCCAAAGTGCCGCCGACGCTCAGATGAATTCGACCAATGCGTCGATTGCTGCTCAACAACAGCAATTTGCCGCAATGAAGGAGCTTTTGAAACCCTACGCCGACGCAGGAGTGGGGTCGCTCAAGAATCAGCAAGATATGTTGGGGCTCAACGGGAACGATGCGCAAGCCGCTGCCCTCAAGTCCCTGCAGAACTCTTCGCAATTTGCCGCCCTCTTCCAACAAGGAGAAAACGCCATTTTGCAGAATGCCTCGGCTACTGGCGGACTCCGCGGCGGCAACACGCAAGCGGCCTTGGCTCAATTCCGGCCCAATCTCTTGGCCCAAATGATTAACGACCAATACTCCCGCCTTGGGGGAATAACGTCGATTGGCCAGAATGCGGCGGCAATGTCCGGCAATGCGGGTATGCAATCCGCGACCAATATTTCCACCCTGTTGCAACAAGGTGGGGCCGCGCAAGCCGGCTTGGCATTGGCTCAAGGGCAAAGCCAAGCCAATATGTGGAATACGCTAGGGGGCGCGGTCGGCACCTATGCGGGTATGGGCGGCTTTGGGAGTACGGCGGTCAATCCTGCCACGACTAGCACGGTCGCCGGTTATGGCGGCTCCGGTTTGGGCAACGGCATTTCCGGGAGCATGTTCTAATGGACCCGATCAACTACCAAATCAACGTCAAATCCCCAATGGAGGCCACGCTGCAGGGTTTCCAAGGGGGCTTGGCCATCAAACAGGCCCTCCAGCAACAGGCCCTCCAGCAACAGGCCCTCCAGCAACAACAGCAAATGCAAGCGGACCTGGCCAACCTCGCCAGCAACCCCAACGCCGGGGCCAAAGATTACGCGGGGATGATGACGAAATACCCGCAATTGGCGGACCATTTCAAGAAGTCTTGGGACGTGCTGAGCGCCGACCAGCAACAAGCCAAGCTCAGCCATTCCGTGCAGGTCTACAGTGCGCTGCAGGCCGGAAAGCCGGAGATTGCGGTCGACCTGCTTAATAGGCAGGCGGAAGGCTTCAGGAATTCCGGTCAGCAAGACGACGCGGAGGCCGCCCGCCGCTTGGCACAATTTATCCAAGGTGCTCCCGACCAAGCCAAGACGACCGCAGGGCTTATGCTCTCGTCAGTCATGGGGCCGGATAAATTCGCGTCTACCTTCTCCACGCTCGGGGATCAACAGCGGGCGCAAGAGGTACAGCCGGCCAACGTGGCAATCAAGAATGCGGAGGCTGTCACCAAGACAGCAGAGGCCCGCAACACGCCGCAACGCCTGGCGCTGGAAAGCCAATACAAGGGCGCGCAAATCCGCGACATTGACAGCAATATTGCGACCCGCGCCGACCAGTTGGGGTTGGACCGTGACAAACTCCAAACTGACGTCGAAATGAAGCTTTACGAGCTGGGCCAGAAAAATAGCATCCTGGACGATGGCGCCAAAAAGATTATCAACGACTCGACGGTTGCTGGCGTGGCCGCCACGCAGGCATCGGGGCAAATGTTGGACCTTGCCACGCGACTGGAGAATGCCGGCGGCGGCTATGGCGCTTTTTCCACAGTGTCCGAATGGCTTAAGGGTGCGACCGGCAACCAAAATGCTATGACACAGATGCGGCAAGAGTATACCCGCATTCGCAACAGCCAGGCGCTCAAAATGTTGCCCCCTGGGCCGGCCTCCGACAAGGATATTGCCATAGCAATGCAAGGGTTCCCCAAGGAAACGGCCGACTCTGCGACCATGGCCTCCTTTCTCCGCGGTATGGCCAAGCTCAACCAATACACGGCGGCCACGGAGAACGCCAAGAGCGAGTGGGTCAACGCCGTGGGACACTTGGGCAAGCCGAAACAGGATATCAACGTCGGAGGCATCAATGTGCCGGCGGGCTCCACGTTTACCGACTTTGCTGCCAAATATGTCGGCCAGCAAGCCACCCAGCTCGGGGCGCAACAAGGTCAACAGCAAGTGCCCCAACGCAGTTATATGAAATACGCCACGCCCGGAGTCCAATAAATGTACGCCCCCAACAGCTACCGCGACCCGTATTGGCAAGACCTGGCCAACAGCACCGGGGAAAAGCTGGGCTTGCCTCCGGGCTTGCTGGCCTCC